TGAACAGCTTAAACCTTCCATTTTCCATGCACCGCATTTAGTGCAACGGACTGGCTCTTTCATAAAGTCTGTTACCTCTCTCACGCCCTTATTCTCGCACCTTTGGCACTTGGCTACTACTACCTCAGGCGGTATGTCCCAATCTTGTTCAATCTCAAATACTGTGGCTTTAGCACATTTATTGCACTTCATTTGTATTGCCTCAATCATCTGTTATCAGTCTTGTAAAATCCATTGCCTTTGAATATAGCTGCTGTTGCACTCCATACCCTAGCCATGCTTATCTGACAGCAAACTGGTGTTATGTGTGGTTCGTTGATACTAGCTTCTATTTCTCTAATACCACCACATGCCCAACAGCTATATTCGTAACTAGGCATTATCTTTGTTATGTCCAAAGTCAATATGATTTATACACCCACAACCTACGCACTTGACAAGGTCACCCTCATTTATCATGCGTGGGTCATTGCATAGTTCACAACAGTCTTTGAGACTTACGATCTCAGCCATTGCGCCTTGATCCGTCAAGGTAATCTTTAGCCCGTTAGGGTAGATCATCTCCATGTCGCCCATTTATTTGTCCTTCCACCTAGCATTTGTGAAGACATCAAATAAGCATTGTGGCGAACAAACATAATTAGTTGAGGTTCTTGTCAATCCACCAGTTCTACCGTTGACAACTGCAACCGCTGGTAAATCGTGATCGTCGCACAAAGTTAGCCTTGCAGGGTCAACTTTGATAACCTGTAACCAATCTACATAATGTTTATCCATTTACTTATCCTGTTCGCCAAATGTCCATAAGCCATTAGCTGTAAGTCTGCCCCATACAGGCGCACATTGATCTGCCTTACGCTTTTCAACACACACAAATCCGTAGTAAGGCTTACCTGCTTGGCTTGTGCCTTCTTTGCGAATCATTGCACCATGTTGGCACTCGTATGTTTGATCTACCACAGTTGCATTTAATGACTTGGCAACCTCATCAACAGACCATTGTGCGGGTTCAGCCTTTGCTTCAGGTGCAGACCAAGGATTGTTTTTTATGTCAGTTCTTAGTGCCGTTTCAATAGCGGCAGACTTTGAGCCTGGCTTGCCATACATAGGTTTGATAGATTCCATTTCACCTTTGTTAGCCCTTGGTGCTTTCGTGCCGTCCTTCATGGTGCTGTACTTAGGGTCGCCTGTGTTTGTTATAGCTCTTGCGTAGGCTGAGGTTTCTGCCTTCTCAATAGCAAACTGAGTAGCCAATGATTCACCAGCTAATCCAGTCACCCAAGGCTCTTGATCTGCCCATGTGCGATACAGATTAACTTCAACAAAGACAAACCCGTCAGTTTGTTCATGAAATGACTTCATGCGAAAGTCAGGGTTTTCTTTTGCAAACAGCTCTATTCTTTCCTCGGCTGTCATGTACTTATCTAAGTCAAAATATGCCATAGTCTATTTCGTCCAATCCTTGTGCGTAGGCTTGCTGTTGCTCCAGACTCCAAGTAGTCCCGTCATGCCAATGCTCCAGTTCGGATCGACATGGTTGGCAATAGTTGCGATATTTGCAGGTCGCTTTTCTGCTCGTGCTAATGCTCGTAAAAATTGCCATAACCTGACCTTTGAGACTAGTCGCCCCATAGCGGTTTTTACAGTAATCACAATAGTTCCTCGTTCGATTCAGTATTATCATCTCTTAATTCGGCAATGATTCTGTTGTACACACAGGCATAACCGATAATGTCCTTGACTGAATCCTCTGTATATGTTTCAGAGAGGCGGCTGACCTTGACGAGCAACATACACATGCTGGCTTGCTCAGGACTAATGTAAGTGTCCAAGTAACCTGACCACAATTCGCTAATGCGTCTGTGGTTGGTTGCGCTAGAGCCGTAGACAGCGCCTCTAGCTCTAACAATATCTTTGACTTCATCTAGTAAGTCCTCAGTTCTTTTCATAGTCAAATACCTCATCTTGTGCAGTTCGTTTGACTGCCTTGGCTGAAGCATAACCATTGACCCACCCACGCTGTTTGCCTATGTTAAAACCTCGATCAAAGCCGAAGTAGTAAGCACAGTAAGAAAGCCCAGCTGTGTAGAACAAAATACTTATAGCTGTAAATGTACTCATTTGACTGGTGTCAGTTCTACTTGTGACAAATAATCGATATTTGCATTACAATTAAAGCAGCTTTCCATTGGTTGACCGTCTACATAATAATACTCGGCTGCCTTCATGCATTGGGTGCACAGCGCCCATTGAACTCTCATCTCTGTAACTATTTTTAACATTTTTACCTTTCCTGTCCCAAATCCGTTATTTGGGTACGACAGAAGTATGCGCTTATCATTAGAATAAAGATAGGAACTGACAGGCGTGTCCTATAACGCTTTTGTTACAAAACCCCTATTGCGTCAAAGTCGTCAATATGGTCATCAATGGTTCGACTATGCTCTTTTCCCATAGACCTTACCCTCAAATATAAAACTACCGTCATGGTTAATTGGGATTGTGACCACCGTCACACGATTAGCGTCCACATAGGCAACAGCAAATCCTGATTGCCAGTTGGCATAGCCCCTTGTGTAGCTCATACCGCTACTAGATAGATCAACTAGGTTGCCTACCTCTACACCCTGTAATACACGCCCTAAACGCCCATTGTGGGCTTCTGAGTAGGACATGTGACCTAGCCTGTGGGTGTGACCACAGACAACATTTTTACCTATGCGGCGTGCGCCGTTTAAGGCTGTCTGCCCAGCATTGTTAGACATAGGGAAAGCGTCGCCATGAGTGACATGCCAACCTTTTGCCCAGTCAAATCCGTATGGGTGAAACTTGATGTTGAGCTTGTCATATCCCATAAAACGCTCATACTTGAGTTCGGGTAAGTTAAGAAAACTTGGGAGTCTTTTCTTGATTGATCTGTATAGTCTAATTCCATGATTGCTACCTACTATGTCTGTTACTCCCAAGTAGGTTAATACCTCTTGGGTAAATACTCTGTCCTCATCTAAATTGCCAACCATTTCGTCAATGGTGTTGGCATTAAAGCTGCCTAACTGAGGCATGTCTATCTCATCACCCACACAGATTGTTTGATGTGGATTCCATTTGGCTAGAAAACGACCAACTGTCTTTACTGCTACTTCATTTATGTACGGGGCTTGCAGATCACTTATGAACGCAATGCGCTTAATAGGTTAGTCCTCGTCCTCGTCGTCGTCTTGAAAAGGTGTAATGTCAGTATCAGCTGTTGTAGGGATTAACCACTCAGGCATACTGTTCTTGTTATCCATTAGACCTAATGCAATTTCGACGGTAAAACCTGCTCTGCGTAATGCTCTAAAATACTCATTAAGCGCAATGGCGTGCTGATCTAGTGCAGTAGTCTCTAAGCGAGCTACTGACCTTTTTCTGCGTGCAGGTTTCTTTTTGGCTGCCATGTTTTAATTGTCTCTCGATAGTAGGACAAATAGGTCATCAACACGCCGCTCTAAGCGATTGATTTGATCTTTAATACTTGACCCTCCATTGGGTCTAAGTTCATTTAACCAGCCCTTGACTAAGAACCTAAGTCCTACTGCAAAGCCAGTAAATACAGTTGTTATTGCGGCACAGATAGCGGCAATTTCTACCGCTGTCATTACTCTTTTGCGCCTATGCCAAACTGTGTGTCATCAGGATTTAATGCACGCAGTAAAGGTGCAATGAAAGCAACAGCAAATGCTTTCCATAACTCTGAAGGTGCAAGGTCAGGTTGTGTTACATAGATTGTGGCTAGACAAACAAAGGCTGAGCGTCCATAGCTGTTAATCATTGCCCAATGTTTTGATTTCATATTTTGCCCCCTAGTAGTGGTATGTCAAAAAAGGTACTATCAAGATCGGAAGCCTTGGTAAAGCTGATATGGATATGATGATTGTGCGGTGAGAACCCTTTGTACTTACGCCAACGCCAACCCAGTACAGGGCTGGCAATCCGACCTAAGTGAATTACATAAGATATGCGTCTATTATTTTTCCCGTAGAGTCTAAGCTGATCTGCCAAATATGCTGAATCCCCTCGGTTGTCAGAAAGGCTAGCGTCAATGTCAATAGCTCTAACCACACCAGTCTCTGCCGTTGGTATATGGTCTGACTTACCTGCCTGTTGATGACGCAGATCAGCCACCCACCCGTCACTTCGCCTGCTACGACTTGGGTAAAAATCATCTATCTGTTCACGCAGCTGTACTGCGGATTTGGACAGCCATGGTTTCATTACTCAGTTAATTCCAAGGGTGGCATTATCCAACGACAAGTTTCCTCATCAAAGCCAATGTTGCCTACAGGCTCAGGTGCAATAAATGCGTCTTTTACTTCGTCATATGTATAACCAATACCTGCATAGTTATAGCGGATATTGCCATGGTATGAAGTGCGCTTGCATGTTTGACCTCTAAAGTTGCCATACCAAGTTTCTGTATCTAAACCTTCAATAAGTTCAGTTTCATCAATACCTGTAATAACTTCTGTAACAATGTTATTCTCATCTAAAAATGCGTAATGTGCCATTATGCCCAACTCACATTTCCAGTACCAGCTGTAATTGTGGTTACTTTGTTTGAACCTGAGGTAGCAGTTGAACCTGTTAAACCTGCGCCGATAGTTATTGTTTTAGTATCTGGATAACGAAGAATTACAATTCCGGATCCACCGCTTGTATTAGATGCGCCTAAAGTGCCACCTGCGCCACCACCAAGATTTGCAGTTCCATTAGTATTTACACCACCGCCGCCGCCAGTTCCAGCTGTTCCGTTTCCATTTTGACCAAGACCTGCACCGCCGCCGCCTCGTGTAATAGATGTGCCAGTTATGTCAGATGCAATACCGTTTCCACCATTTCCACCGACAGCCCCAGTAGTTGCGTTTGTGCCAGCTGCACCTGCGCCACCACCACCGCCACCGTCTGCTTTTCCTAGTGCGTTACCGTCTCTACCACCGCCATTGTTTCCTTGTACTGGACTAGCAGTTCTTATACCGCCTGTTTGACTATTTGCTACACCACCTGAAGGGTAACCTGAACCACCAGCTGAACCACCAGTAAAACCAATATAGTCGCTAGTATTTTGGATACCAGCTTGTCCGCCACCAGTAGAAATAATCGAAGAAAAGACTGAATTATTGCCATTTCCTGAACCACCTGCACCAACAGTTACTGTGTAATTTGTAGATAGATTTAATGTAAGTGGGCTTTCTAAACTTCCACCGCCACCAGTTGCAGTAACTGTGCATCGAAGTCCACCTGCGCCGCCGCCAGGGACAGCAAAGTTAGATCCGCCGCCACCTGCTAAAACTAAATAATCTACTGTTACTGAAGGTGGAACAGATGGGTTAAATAAACCAGCAACGATATTGCCAATCATTAGTTTATTGCACCAACTACATACCAAGCGTCTGTGCCAGTTTT